TTAACAAGTTCTTGTTTTTTCTGTTCTTCTAATGTTTTGATTGAATCTAACATCATTCCATATTTTACAGATGATTGTTGATATGCACTTGTTAAATATCCAAAGATTCCCAATGATGTTATAATCATCAATACTAATATAGCAATACATAAATATGATTTTAATAACCACTGTGAACGTGTCCAATATCGATATAGAAATGACGTTGCAACTAATTTACCCAATTCAAGCGATGATGCCATAACCATTGCAGCAATAGTCGCACCGGAAAATAACAATCCAATACCCCATATGGAAAAAAAAGCAGCACATCCAGCTATGAATAATGCTGAAAATCCAAGTAACTGATTGAAATTTAATAGATTTCGGTTCATACAATATAAATATATACAGAAATAGAAAACCCCACCTATTACAGTGGGGTCACATAACCTATTTATTTTTTACTCACTTTACAGTGATCTTTTTAACATCAGATTTAACTGGTTTAATCTTTGGTAAAATAATAGTCAACATGCCATTTTGAAACGTTGCTTCAACCTTATCTTTAGAAATAGTATCACCAAGTGTGAAACTACGGCGGAAACTTGAACGTTTCAACTCTCGACGTATGTATGTTCCAATCTCGCCACTTTCCTTATCAGGAACTACCAATTTATTACCCACAATAGTCAAAACATTGGCTTCCAGTTCGACATTTACGTCAGACTTATCAAGACCGGGAATTTCAGCTTCAATTACCACTCGGTCTGAAAAATCAATAAGATTGACCTTTGGATATGATCCCTTTTCAAAAAAATTTACACCGAAGTCTTGTGAGAAACTAGGAACGTTTGCAGCGAAGAAATCATCAAATATCGCGTCAAATGGAGTCAAGAATTCATCACGATGTACTGATCTAAATATGTTCTTATCGAACTTACGAATATTACTCATACTATATTTTCCTTTCATTAATAGTCCAATTGGACCTATTATCTCTTATTCTTTTGGAGACATAAGAGGATGATGCACTTTACATCATTGAACAATATATAGTTATAAACAATAAAAAACGTCACTATAAAATACTTAAAGTTGTGAATCTGGGATCCAAATATACATCGGACCATGTGTTCCAAATGTTTTCTTTTGTAAATTCATATCAACTGTGCATTCCCTTGAAAATTTACACGCTATTTCATACGGAGCAAATACACAACCAAAACGTTCATATATGTGCGCATTATGAATACAGATGATTACATCTTCAGCAAAATAACCATTATCATCATGTTTATAAAAATCTCCACGGGTTGTAGCTACACATGGAATGTGTTCGTGTGTAGAAACTTCTAATAATTTTTTTGATCTAAAACTAAATCCACCATTGCCGACACGATGCATTTTATCAAACGGATCTAAATATCGTCCTTCAACATACGGCCACGGAGCACCAATATAATCGTAATTATAAAAATTATCATCCCACATGTCAGGATCGGTTATGAACCCATCATACTGTACAATTAAACAATATTTTGTTTCGATATATCGATGTAAATCGAATATCATAAAATAACTATACGCTTCACTTGAAGTGAGATTTCTACATTTTTCCACCACTATACCGTCTTTACTTGTAACTGATGTATCATGTGTAATGAATTTTACGGATTCAAACTCTATTTGGTTCATACAATATCGCAAAGACATCATCGATTCACGAATCTTTATTGAAGAAACACAAACTAATGTTACATCATTTAACTTTTTCATATGTTTATTTTTGTTATGGTTAATTTTCTATCAAATGTATCAAACGTATATAGTTTACAATAATATTCACTTGTTGTAATCACCTCGAAATTGATAGTTAATCGTATAGGATCTATACAGTTAGTGATCATATCAATAAACATTTTATCAAACGATTTTGTGATGATCAGATTGTTATCCGTATTATACACTTCAACGGTTATATATTCAATTCGTACATCTCTGAAAGTTTCGGGTTTAATATCAATCGTTTTATTTACAGATATTACTTCCGAAGGATCTGGATTTAATCCACATACATAATTTTGATTGTAAGGCGTCGGAGCTGGTTTTCCACTTAAAGTATATATTGATACGGTTCTGTTTTTAAAATTAATTCCAGCATATCGTTCATATTCGGAAATGGTTCTAACCGTTCCCATATTATATTTGTCTCTAATAACCACAGATAAATTATCCTCCATTCCAAACAACACACGATTTCTACAGTGTGAATCAGCATCACGATCCCACCATGATTTATCAACACCAACTGATAGATTTTTGTTTAGATCGTGATCATCCCAATGTTTCACTCTAGCAGATCTTGTATATTCATGCCACGCAACAACTTTATGAGGATGATATAAGTCATACCCATTGGTAAACGCTCTGACAGAAATGCTAATTTCTTCTCCATAAAAATAATATTCAGGATCATGTTGTACATCTTCACAAAAGGAACCATCAGCAAATGCAAAGTGCGCTGAATAAAATCTTGCTGGTATTGGACGTATTAACTTATCGTGATCCGTTATAGGATTTGGCATAAAAATTAAAGATCCTTCAGTGGTAAATTTATTAAAATCTATTCTCCACGGTGTCGTTTCATAATTTTCTTTTTGTTCAAATGGATCAAACGATGGAACATATGTTGTAATTACGGGCTTTTTACTACCCATATCAACACACTGTGAATACATTTCTTTCAAAATAGAATCCCACCCTTGAACAAACCTGTGATGAGAATCTAATTGTAATGTATATCTCTCGCCATTATAATGACGTTGAATCAAATTTCTCGCCCAACAAGCACCTTTACTCTGTTGATATGGAATATCAATGATGTGAATATTTGGATGCCCAGAAATCACATCTAGATTTTCAACATCATCATGTTGCCAACAAATGCAGATTTTTAGATTCTCTGGATTTGTGGCAGTTTCAAACATGTCCAAAATTGTAGGTACCAATTCTGGATCTCTATATGATGCTATTTGTACAAAAATTGATTCATCGTTCATAACTTAATTTTCTAACTTCCACATATCATATTCACACCTACATGATATATAGTCAGCGATGTGAACAATCCTAGGCAAATTAGTCTTCAATTCATGATCTGGATTGTATGACATCAGATATGACTTACATGCCTCATGATACAACCCATCAGACAACTTGATCGCTAACGTTTCCTTCCACGTACACACAATTCCATACTGTTGAAGAATAAACAACGCTCGATCAGTTACATCCATATATTGGAGATTAGAATTAAACTTATAGATCTCACCTTTATTCTTGCGATGCCAATCACTTTCTTGAATCAAATAATACTCGCCTTGTTCTTTGTCACCCAACTTTCCAAGATCATGATGAATAGTAGCAAAAGCAAGTTCTTCATCGGTAAAATCAATTGTACCACCACGTGCTTCATATAACTTCTTTACTCCAAATGACGTGGTCAATACGTTAATGATGTGGTCCAAATACCCACCAGCATATGCATTATGATAATGTTCCTTAGCACTAGCGGGGGCCATAATTACACGATAACCATATTCAGTTTCGCTGTAAAGATGCTTCAACTTTTCAAGTCGTTCACCAGAGAAAAACCTTTCAAGTTGTTTTATAAATTTTTCGTAATTAGCAGAAAGCTCTTTTTCAGTATAAGATTTTGTCATGGACTAAATCCTACATCAAAAAAGAGCTTTGGTCAATTTTTTATTTACGTGTTACAAAATTACCACACTACTAGTAAATTCAGCAGACCCATATGGAGTAGTTAATAACACGGATGTAATTACATCATCTACGTTGATTTTAGAAAATCCACCAGAGGTTGTTGAATAAACATAAACGTTAACTATATTGTTAGTATCATATGTTAATGTAGTTTGATCATTTGCAAATTGCGTACCATCAACATATACCCAATTAGAACTTGGATCTGGATGATCACGTAAACAAGTAACCGTTGGTGTTAACGATGCAGGTGCAAAAATATACTCAATACTACTTGTGAATTCACCATCTGGTGTTACCACTTTAAATATCCCATTTGTATCTACATTGGTTGGAATAGAAAATCCAATTTGAGTGTCATTATATACATAAACAGTAGAACAACTAGATGTGTTAAAGTATACTTGTGTATTACCAGTAATAAAGTTCGTCCCATACATATATATCCACTGATTAGCCGGTCCTTCTGTTGGAGTAAATGATCTAATTGTAGGTGGGATTGGAGACGGTGGAACTGGTGTATTAACCGTTAACGTTGCGATATTACTTGTAGTAGTACCTACAATATTAGTTACTGTTACATGATAATTACCCGAGTCACTGATCTGTGTATTGGCAATTGTATAACTTGAACCTACGGCGTCTATAATTTCGGTCGTGTCTTTAAACCATTGATAAGTCAATGGCAATTCACCTATTGCAGTTACATTAAATACTGCAATACTACCTGATAAAATATCTTGACTAGAAGGTTGTGCAGTGATTATTGGAGGTGTTGGAGACGGTGGAACCGGTGTATTAACCGTTAACGTTGCGATATTACTTGTAGTAGTACCCTCACCGTTAGTTACAGTTGCATTATAATCACCATTGTCATTTAGTGTAGTTGTTTGAATAATATAAGTATTACCCGTAGCACCTACGATTTCGGTATTATCTTTGAACCACTGATAACTAAGTGGACCTTCGTCAATAGAGTTAACATTAAATACGGCACCATCGCCTACTAAAATTGTTTGGCTGGATGGTTGTTCTATAATTGTAGGAGTTGGCATATTTTAATATAAATATAAGTTTTATACAGATCGTTTTAATTTTTTTATTATAAATCGAACCAGCGCACTTCTAACGATATCATCTTCATCAAATTTAAATGTATAAATGCCATTTTCACGACTTTCTTGGTCATCAAATGAATTCATCATTTTTAAAAATCCGCTTTTTCCATTGATATCACTTTGATCCGGGTCGCCCAACATAAACACTTTGCTGAATTCACCAACACGTGTGACTAGTGTCACAAGTTCTTTGTATGTCATATTTTGTGATTCGTCTGCGATAATACATTTGGCATTCCAATTTAATCCTCTCAAAAATCCAATGGGTATACTATCAATTCGTTGTTCTTTTTGAAGAAGATCAATACTTGCTTTATTAGTCAATTCCGATAACTTTTCAAGAAGTGGCTGAATGTATGGTGCCATCTTTTCATCAGCTTCACCTGGCAAAAATCCAATCTTACTATCGGAACTTTCTACTGCGCTTCTTAGATATAACAAATCACTTACCCGTTTTTGGTTAAGTAACATCAATGCTGTTAAAATAGACATGTATGTTTTAGATGTACCAGCAGGTCCACTTATAAACATTAACTTTGTATTTTTATCCAAAGCAACATCTAAGAATTGTTTTTGTTTAACAGTTAATTCACGGTGATATATTTCAATTTCGTTTTTTATTTTATTCTTCTGTGGAACAATTGGACTAGTATCTTCACCTGATTTATTTTTGTTTTTTTTCATTCGGTTTTTTTGGTTTAACTGTAGTATCCAATAACGATTCAATTCGTTTCACTCTTCCGCACAATTCATACTTTTCTTCTATCAAATAGAAATTATAAGCATTTTGAATGTTATCACGAAATGCTTCTCTCGAAATAGTGATGACGAAATCTGAATTTTTGAAGTTAAAAACTTCTACCATCGGTAGATTCTTTTCCAAAGCAAATTCAATCGACGATATTACTCGTTCAGTCAAGTCCGTTTTATGAGACTGAACGTACAACTCCAACTCTTTGAAATCAGAGGGCAACACAAAAGGTTTATACTTTTCTCTTTTTGCCATATAACACCAATAAATATCTATACGTATATTATTAATACAATAAAAAACGCCATCGTATGATGGCGTTTGTAAATCGTAGTGATGTGTTACGGTTATATTACTTCTTCGTAACCTTTGACTTCTTCGTAGTCAGATCGGGAGCAGTTTGTACAGAAGTCGTTTTGCTCAATCCGAAAATCCGTGACCTGGCGGTAGACTTCCAGGCATTCCTTGTTTTGTCTGAAACATAGTCAAACGTCTTACCCGTTGACATCAACTGATCTATCTCGATTTCAGACCCAGCATTCTTGATTTGTTCACGTAGTCCCATAATTTATTCCCAGATACGGTGATTCTTATCGTCCTTTTCAACAACATCAACCACTGATCCATCTGGCCATCGTTTAATGATAGCCACCCAATGTTGCAACTCTTCAGATGCATCATACGACGTATCGTATTCCATATCTGAGACTCGTTGGTTGTTACGAACAACTACATACTTCTTATTTTTAATATCCGACATATGTGTAACTTATTTTAATGTTAAT